CCTGGCTGGTGCTGCTGATCACCGCGTTGAGCAAGTTGTTCATGTTGGTCGCGGCCGCCGCCGCGTCCTGGGTTTGCGAGAACTGCGACTGCAGGCTCGCACCGAGGAAACGCACAGCTTCCGGGCCTTCCATGCCCAGACGCTTAATCGTGCCGAGCAGTGCCGGCATGTACTTGGCCATGTCCTTTGGACCGAACGCACCAATGTCACCCGCAGCGGCCACCTGACCCAGCATGGCGCCCATATCTTCCTTCTTGACCCCAGCCTCCTTGAAGGCACTGAACAAGGTGGCGATGGTTCCGGCCTCCATGCCCTGGCCGTCGACCAGGTCAGCAATCAGCGGCGCATAGTCCACCGACTCCTCCCAGTCGATGCCCTTCTCGATCAAGCCACCGACCGCCCGAGCGAGAGCCTGCTGCCCCATCCCCTTCTTCGCGGCCACCTCACTGATCTTATCGGCCATCTTCTGTTCGGCGTCTGTGCCGGCAGTGTGTGCCCACAGCGCCATCTGCCGAATTTGCGTCTGATAGTTGGCCGATACCTTGGTGGGAATCGCGATCAAAGCAGTAGCAGCCGCCGCCTTGCCCAACGTGCCGGTAAGCCCCTCTTTGCCATCTTTGATCTGAGAGTACCCGGCGGTTTTCAGGTCGGCCTTGCGAGCGACCTGCTCCATGCTCTGATAAGCCTTGGCGAGATTGCGTACCTCGACACCTTGTTTTTTCAGGGTGCTGAGGTTGGACTCTAATTTGCGCAGCAACGTGCTGGCACCAGCGGCGCCGGTGTCATTGGCCTTCTTCCATTCCTCCCGCAGTCGGATGGTGTCGCCAATCGTGCGCTGCAGCACCCGAGCCTTGGTGCCTTGAGCTTCCAGCTGCTTGATCCGCCCCTGCACATCCTTGAAGGCCGTGCCCACCGTGGAGCTGACGGCGCCGCCAATCATCAGGCCGAGCGCGAGTTTGTTTGCCATGTCGTGGCTCCCTGTAGCGAGTGATTACGGTAGGTGGCTCAATCCGAGAGCCACCAGACCATCTCGGCAAACGGCATGGCCTGAATCTCGGCGGCGGAAAATCCGGTTTCCGCCGCCAGACGTTTCGCCGCCACTTTCATGACCCTGGGATCAAATCCCGTCGTCGTGCACCAGGCGAAAATAGCCGGCCTGCAGGCGGTGGTAGTCCACCAGTTTCAGGCCCTCCAGATCCTGTTGACCGGCTTCACAAAGGCCGGCGAACAGCATCAGCTCGCGCTGCTCTTCGTCGTCGCCCGAGGCGCGATCAGCAGCGCGCACTTCGCGCACCGTGGGTGAGCGAATCGTCAGGTTATCAACGGTCACGCCGTTGACCTCAGAGGGCCGAGACAAGGTGATGGTGGCATTTTCGGCGGTGAGCTTCAGCCAGGTAGGGAGTTTTTTCAGTTCAGGGGTAGCCATTCGATAAATTCCTTAGAGGCCCAAGTCGCTGCGCATGGATGCCAGTTGATCTACACCGTCGATAACCCGGATCGAGGCGACCATGTCAATTTCGTAAATGAGGCGGCCAGCGATCTCCAGCTTGTAGTAGCTGACAGCAATCGAGTACTTGAACTCGGCTTTGTCGCCTGGCTTCCAGTCGCCTGGGTCCAGCTCTTTGAGCATGCCGCGCAAGGTCGCCACCACTGCTGTGGTCTGCCCTTTTTGCCCTTTGAACGAACCGCGATAAACCCCGTTGAAGGCGGTTTGATCGGACAGCCCAAAAAACTTCATGGCCTCGCGGCGCACGCCGTTGGTGGTGAAACTGGCCTCCATCTTTTCCAGGCCCATGTCCATCTCGACAGGGCCAGCCATGCCGCCACCGCGATATTCGTCCGTTTTAACCACCAGCTTCGGCAAACTCAGGCTGGGCACATCGCCCTTGAAGTTGATGCCGTCGACGAACAGGTTGGTGTTGAAAAGCACTTGAGGAATCATTGAGCAGCCTCCTTAGGCAGCGGTTTCCAGGACTTCGGTGAGCCACTGATTGGTGACCTCGACCCGGAAAATCGGGTTTTCGGCAGGCGGTACGTCGGTGAAACGGATGTTCCAGTAAACCTTGCCCTGCTCCAGCTGGCTGACGGTGTTCAGCTCGGTGTCGGCGAACACCTCGAAGTTGATCACCGCGCCCTGGTTCTTCAGGTCTTGCATGAATGCCTGCAGGCCGTCGGTGACGTCCTTGATGTAGGTCTTGGTGATGCCACGGTCGACCGCCCATTTGTGCCCCGCCAGGATTGCGTCCATGACGATGTCGACCGTGCGCACACGGGTAACAAACGCCCACTTGGGATCCGCTGAGAGCGTACGGTTACCCCACAGGCGATACCCGCCGTCGCGGATGATGGTGGTGATGTTGGCGTTGTTGAGCAGGTTGGCCCGGCAGGTTTCGTCGCCATCCAGAAACTCGACCGGCCGCGAGGTGCCAGTGATGCCGACGAACTCTTTGTTCGAGGGCGAAGACCAGAAGCCATACTCGGCATCCGTCCAGGCAAACAAACCAGCAGCGAAAGCCGAGGCCGGCGCGTTGACGGTTTTGCTCTGCAGCGTGTCCCACAGTTGCACGCCCGGATCGACCAAGAAGCAGCGCTTGCTGCCGAACTCCTGGGCGTAGGCCATTGCAGCTTCGTCCGTGGTGTTCGGCCCGTCGAGAATCGCCAAGGCCCGAAGCTTGCCGGCCAATGCATCCAGCGCAGTTGCAACCGCCTGGGTCGCGGTATGACCTGGGGCAATCAGCAGCCGCGGCTGGGCGTTGAACCGGCTCTTGCCGTCCAGCAGTACTTGCATGCCAGTGCGCTGCCCCGATGCCAGAACGCCGCCAATGATTGAGGAGGTCTGCTGAGCAGGGTCTTCAACTTTGGCAACGCCGCAGCCAATGACCACGGCTTTCGCACGGACGAAAATCGCCTTGCATGCACGCGTGATTGCCGAGTCTTCGCCCCAAGCGGCAACCGCTTCACGCTCACTGGTGATCAGCGTCAGTTCGTTGGGTTTGGCGGATGCCGCCGGCACCACAGTATATGTGTCGCACAGTCCAATGATGGACGACGACGGCAGTGCAATGGTCCGTGCCCCGGTATCCACCAGGGTGACGGTAACGCCGTGAAAACGACCGGAAGAGGCCATAATGTGAGTTCTCCAGAAATGACAAAGCCCCGCATGAGCGAGGCTTTGGAGGGGGTTAAGCTGGGTATACAAAAACGCCCTGACGATGCAGGGCGTTATTGGTTTTGGTGGATGATCCACTCAGGTTTAAGCGGTCGTGAATCCGACGTGGGAAACCCTTCAGTGCCAGGCCAATCACGTAGGGCCTGCACATAGTCCAGAAGCTCGCCAGACTGCTCTACAGTTAATGTGGTAGGCCGCTTTGAATCGATTTCGTCACGATGTCGCTCTCGCAGCCATTTAACACTTTCAATCTCAGCATCACGCCATTGCCTGGCTTGTGCGGCCAGAACCTCCGGGGAAGGTGGCGGCGGGTCTACCAATACTGGCCTCCCCGTTCTATCTGGAGCAATTTGACGCCCATCCGTTTCACCGGCAAGAAGCTCTTGACGGTACTCGCCAGTAATTACCACGCCACCGTTATTAGCTGATGAAAAAGCATATCGCCCGTCTTCATCAATCCACTTTGCATAAACCGTGCTTACCAGTTCTTTTTCAATGCTCATTTGTTCACCCAACCCCAGGCGCGCCAGTTACATTGCGAGTTTGTAACTCCATTAACAACGGAGCTTCCGCGAATTAACGAACACATGTTCTGAGCAATAAAACCGGTCGCTGTTACGCCCGTGTTCTGCCAAACAGTCATCACAGTTGCTCCTTCAGCAGAGCTGTCATAAGGAACAACAAACGGTACTTGAGAAAATTGTTCAGGGAACGTGATATTTACCTTATCGGTGCTAGGCGCAGACAAGCCCCAGCACTCAAGCAAACCGCCCGGCAAGTACCGATAACCATTCACGCCTTTTGACTGCCTAAACTCTGAAGACTGTTCGAGTCTCACACTCCTATTCGTAGCGCACCAACCGCCCACGCCATTACTGACAAGTGTTATAAAGTCGCCATTATTGATATTAATTGAGGGTAGAAACGCACCAAGCCCCACGTTGATAATGTCAGTTCCAGCCGCTCGTACAGTGTCGGGTGCCGTGTAAACATGGTCAGCAAAAAAACTAATACTCGCACCGGCAGGCACTGAGTTAGCGGATGGCAATGTCACAGAAACTGCCCCGCTACCCGATAACGCCATCAGGAAGCCAATATGTGCATTGGTCAGTGTTTTCGTTGCCGTGGTAACAACCTCTAGCCCCCGATAAGAGCCCTGAGAATTCTCTACAAATTCCGTGGTTGCAACCGATTTATCCCTATCGAATTGGGGTGGCGTGGGTGCCTTCGGATCACCAGTAAAAACTGGTGAATCCAGCGCTGCCAGCCCCTCTGTAAACTTCCGAAAACTTAGGGCGGTAGTACCAAGAACAATGGTTCCATCGGTCGTTAGAAACCACAACGTGTCAGCGTTCACTCCTCCACGCTCTACGGCCACTTGCATGCCTGTCACCTTCTCAGAGGTGTCCGCATCTACCGTACGCACCCAGCTATCAGGCCCAACCACATACAGGCCGTTATCTTTCGCCTGCACCTGATCTTTCACCAGCACTCGCGAACCCGCAGGAGCCACAAAGCCGTCGATAGCTTGAATTCCGGCCAGGACCAAAGGGCCGGTGGTCGCCACCAATACCGACTGTTTAAAGTCCAGTTTGTTGATGGCGGT